TCAGCCAATCCCTAAGTTCCATAGCGGTGGTATTGTTGGCGGTATCGGTGACACACCGATCAGCGCTCAAGGCGGTGAGGCTGTTCTCAACAGAGAGGCAGTGGCAGGGATTGGAGCTGATGGTGTCGAGGCTCTCAATGCTGGCGGCGCCGTTGGTGGAACGGTAGTTGTTGAGATGACTTACAAACAAAGAGTCTTTGACAGAGTGGTCATTGACAATCTGAGGAAGGGCGGCCCACTTGCCAGCGCGATATCTTCAGCAGAGAGGCGCGGCAGACGCGGCAGAGTTGGGGGGATCTTATAGATGGCACAATATACACAGGACACATTCAGAGGCTTGATAATACCAGCCGACACAGTGAACGCTCAGAGCTTGGACTCAGCGGCTTCCAGCTTCTCTCAGGCTGGGCCAGAGGTAGGAATCCCAGAGCCTCAGTCCAACACAGACATCAACCTACAGGCAAGCGGCACACAGCCAGCAGATCACAGCTTGAGAATAGCCACACAGGTTGGTGGATTTGGTGGAGAGGGTCGCGCTACCTTCAGATACCAAGAGCAGGGTGACACCAGTTGGCGCGGTTGGAATACCCCTGGCGCCTTGAGTGGCTGGCAGTCAATCATCTGGACAGATGGCGTTGGGCCAATCACCTCTTCAGAGGCGGCTCATGCAATCACCTTGTCTGATGAGACTGGCTTGGTTGCTTGTCAAGTCACAACGCCACTTGCCAAGACTGTAGTGGTAAAAGCTATTACTGTTGATGGAGTGGTCACCAGCGTTACAGCAATGACGGCGACGACTGCCACCAACGGACTCCATCCTTGTCTTGTTGAGCTGTCCTCTGGGCGTGTTCTGTTATTCCATTATGTTGAGGATGCAGTCACTCAGACCTTACAAGTGGGGCTGATGTTCTCAGATGATAAAGGCGCCTCTTGGACTCGAGTATCTTACAAGCTGTTAGCTGAAGCTCTCAGCACTGGCGGCGGGACACCTTACAACACTTGGCCAGCAAATGGAATGAGAGTGGCAGAGTCCAACGGTCAACTGCTGATGTTGATAGCTGGGAGAGGAGCCATTGATTCTGTCTTACAATATGCAAGCTCAGACGGCGGCAACCTGTTTGATCTTGTCTCCAACTGGGGAACTGAGACCATTGACGCAATAGCTCCAAACATCTTGCCAGTGGCTGGCGGCGGCTTTGAAGTATTCACTATCAATGGGGCGGCAGACATCCAGAAGAGATCTCTTGGGTCAGCCTTTGATAAAGGTGTGAACTCTCCACTCAATATAATCACTATTCCTCAAGCTATCGCTACAAAGCCTGGGGCCACCTTCACAGATGGAGAGCTGTCTGTTGTAAGGTCTGATACTGGAGAGGCTTGGTTGATCTTCCGCTATAACTTGACGGGCACCCTTGACAGAGTTGGACTCTGGTATTCTCGGCTCGGCTTTGCTGGGTCTCACACTGGAGAGGGCGTTGGTCAGACAACTGGACTTGCAACAATGGGACAGGTCTGGACTGGTGAGGGCGGCAATGATTACCCCAAAGGAATGGCTGGCGCGGTTCAGGCTGGGCGCTTGGTAGTGTTCCATAACTGGGTAGCTTCCACAGGCAATGAGGACAACTCTCTTGGGGTTATGTTCCTTGGTGGCTATTCAGATGTAACGCTTCCGACCTATCAAGAGGACGGCGCCTCCACTAGCTCCATGAATTATGAGGTGACTTGGCTTCCAATAGAACGTCCTCAAGATATGCCCAACTGGACACACGCAGTGGCAGGAGGCAACACATCAACCCTCCAGAGCGGTGGTCTCAATCTAACAACAACCCCTGGGAACAATAGCTATCACAGAGTTCCAGCGGGAACACCTTCAGAGGGCTTGGTGGCTCACTTCGCGGCGGCTTATGTCTCGGCTGGCTTTGGCTCAGAGAAGGTCAGAGCACAGTTTGATCTTGAGGATGGTGGGCAATCTTACAAGATGAAGGTCTACCTCACAGGCACAGTAGTTGGAGTTAGAGATGTTGTGAGCGGTGGTCTGCTTGGCTCTGCTGTCATCCAGACGACTGACCCTGGCGTTGAAGTTCTTGTCTTCATGAACAACGGCAAAGCCACTGTCTATGTCAGGACTCGAACCTTTGAGGCTGACAGGAAGTGGATAAACATTATCAGCAACACGGCGCTTGCCAACGGTGGAGCTGGTGTAGCTTCTGAGGTCAGGTGGGGCCATGACGCGGCATCAACAGCAGAGTCCAATTGGTATTGGTTCAACTATTGCTCGGATCAATGGGCTTGTCAGGTTCCAGCGGCTGAAGGATTCACCAACCCAACAGACTTGAGAGGTAGACCTTTTGGGACAGATGGCGTCTATGTTACGGACGGCATAGTCATCACGGCAGTTGATGGGCCGTCTGTCCCTTCTGATGTCTGGCATATAGACACCAGATATCAATACAGCATTGAGAACCTGTTACCTCTCAGCAATCCATCACCATCCAAGGAGTGGCGATCAACTGATGAGACTGTCCAGACTATCATCTGGGATCTTGGCGGTGTGTTGCCAGCGGTGGAGTTGGGTCTTCACCTCGAGGGCATCAACTGGCGCACAGGATCTCTCTCTGGGTTCAATGTATCGACTGGACTATGGGAGACTATCGCGACAATAGACGCGGCAACCAGACAAACAGGGCTCAGGTTCTCTCTTGTCGGTGACACTTATGCGGTGGACTATGGGGCGGGAGCCTTCACCAATCGGTATCTGGACAGAGGAGAGTTGGATGGCGCTACCTTTGCATGGTCTCCAGCAGATACCAGATCTATTGTAAAGCAGACTCAAGGCGTTCTCTCCAACGCGGCTAACAGCCAGAGTCCATTGATCAAGCTGGCAGTAACAGGTGGAGAGCCTCTCAACCCAACAGTTGACCTCTGGTCTCCACAGATCACCATTGTTGCTCATGATAGGAACGTCGTATACACCAAGCTCAAGCTTGTGATAGATGCGAACCAGAACACTCCTCTTGGCTATTACAAGATTGGACAGATGGTTCTTGGCCCATTGCATCTATTCACTCAGGATTACTCTTGGGGCAGGATTCAAGAGAGCCAGCCCAACACAGAGTTAGTCACCTACAGAGACGGCTCAAGAAGCTCCTTCCAGAGAGGAGACTCAAGACGTTCTGTTCAGTTTGGATGGCTGGAAGGCGTTGACACTTCAGCATTGCAAGGCAACAGCCCAAGTCCAGATTGGGTTGATTCAAGCTCAACACCAGCCTCAGCGACAGTTGGTTACAGAGGGGATCTCCCTTCTCTGATGGTCTCACTCAATGAAGAGATAGCTGGCTCACATGTTCCATTGGTTTACTTGCCATCCATTCCAGCGGGAACTCCTGACACTCTACACCTCCAAGGCAAGTCCAAAGCCTTATACGGTCGGATGATCGGCGGCATCACCCAAGACACATTGGTTGGAGAAGAGGCATCATCAGCGGCTGGTGAAGTAATAAAAGTATCAAACATAAAGATTGAGGGTGAGCTGTAATGGCTCGACACTTCACAGAGCTTGAGCTAAGAGGAGCGGCGCCTGTCTGGATCTTGGATCTGACTTATGCTGGCAGAGTCTGGAGGTTCTCAACTGAAGCGGTGGAGATAGATGGCAACATCTATGAGGCCACAATGTCAGACGTTGGATTCTCTGATGTCATTGAATGGGCAAGCTCAGACTTTGCTCTTCCATCGGCTGATGTGAAGTTGGTATTCAGAGAGGATATAGCCCGACTAGTCCAGCAAGGTCACGATCTATCTGGTGCCACTGGTGAGTTGGCTTTGTGGATCAAAGGCTCAGACTATGATGACAGACGGGTTGTTGTCTCTGGTCGGGCCAATGTCGCTCAGTATGGACAGGAGGGGGAGCCAGTTACGTTCTCCTTGGAGGCTGATTGGTTGGACAACTCAAGTCTCTATCCACCAGCGGCGGCTGTTATCACTGAGGTGACTTGGCCCATTAGTCATGAGAACTCAAGAGGCAAGGTTTACCCGACAGTGTTTGGGTCTCCTCCTATGTCTCCCGTCTATGGTTGCGAGATCTTCATCGGCGCCACTGGCTTGATTGCTGGTCATGAGGTGGAGGCTACACAGGTAACAATCCACGGCTCAGAGTTGACAACCCCAGCGGTGTTGAATGTTGTCTATGCCAATGATGAGCTTGGCTATCAGGTTGCAACGGTTGACTTGACAGCAATCCCAACAGTTCCCCCTGGTTTAGACCAGACGTTCTGGTGTGAGTGGACTCATGGAGAAGCTCATCCTAATCCATTCAGGACAGACTCAGAAGCTCTGACGGCGGCAGGTGATATTATCCGTTGGGCTTTGGAGAGGTCTGGTCTGGTTGTCGATTATGGGAGAACCATCACGGCAGTCAATAAGCTGATGGACTATCAGCTGTCTGGATTCATTGGAGAGATTGGTGACATCATGACTTGGCTCAAGGAAGAGGTCTTGTCTTTGCTTCCTGTCTCTTTGATGGCTGGCGCCGATGGCATCTACCCAGTGGTCTGGGATCATAACGCTCCATCTGTTACAGAGCTGAGGGCTGGCGGTGACATCTACAGAGACGGCCCAGTCAAGTATGAGGATAATGAGATCAGGAATGAGCTGTCTATCAAGTGGGGATACTCAGCGCAGACCACAGACTTCTCCAACAGATCAAGCCTGACAGGAGACCAAGTGGTTGTCACCTCTGACTTGGTAGGAAGGAATATCTATACTATCTCAAGTCGATCCAGATATGGCTCGAGAGCTTATGAGATGGAGAGTTCTATGGTTGGCGATATGTCAACGGCGGGAAGGATCTTGTCTTGGATGTCTCAGAGCTATGCCTTCAAGCATAGATCGGTTAGCTATCGCGCACCAATAGACCTTGGTTGGCTGGCGCCTGGGGACATCATAGAGTTGACAGATTCATCCATCTCCATGACAGAACAGCGCGTGATGGTTAGAGAGATTCAATGGGGTGACACAGAGATTGGTTTGGATTTACTTCTAATCCCTGACCTTCCCCGTGATATGATTACTTTATAGGGGGATAATGAGATGGCATATGCTAGTGTAGTAAGTGTAAATAATCTGGGGGCTGGCCGATGGGTTGTCCAGATAGACGAGACAGACGCAGGAGCGGCAACTGAGGCAACCATTAGTGGGCTACCAGCTCGCTTGAAGCTCTTGAAGCAGATAACTTCTCTGATATCAGGCACAGGCACAACGGTTGATCCTATCTTAGGCACAGCTACCAATCCAAGCGGCCCAACGGTTGTAGTGGCTAACGATACGCCGAGCGCCGATGTCAACTCGGTAGCCTCTCCTGCGATCCCTCTCTATGGTACGACTTTATATCACCGCAGTGTGTGTGATGCTGGTGCTGACAATGTTGTTGTCTCGCTTTACTTCTTCGAGACTTGGAGCTAATAATGGGATTCTCAAGTCCAAAAAGGATCTGGCCCAGAGCAGACGTTCCAAGCGGCGGTGGCGGTGGCGGCGGTGGCGGCGGCGGTGGCGGCGGTGCTGGTGGCGATGGCTGGGAAGATCTGACGGCGGCTAAGTGCGTAGACGGCTATTCGGCAGGTGCGGCTGATGCCTATGGCGTCACTAAGTTTGTCAGCCTCACAGACAACGCAGGAAACGTAGAGATACGGTTTATAAACGACATTGTAACAGGCGGCAGTAATGCGATTGATATGGAGAGGCAGTGCGTTTTTTGGTATGACACGGGGATCGCTATGTCTGACATCAACAGTGTTGAGCTTTACATCAAGCACATCGCTGAGAGTGGCACTCCTTTTGGGAGCAACAAGCAACCCATGTATGGAATAGTGATGGGTACTTCTTATTTCACAGCAAATGGATCGGCGGTCTATTCGGCGCCAGAACATTTTGTAACTGTCCAGCAATGGTACGATACCAACATGAGTAACGCTAACAGATGCATTGCTGTAGATGACGAGACCTTTACAGGCGCTGGCCTTAGCGCGAGCGGCCACAGCTCATGCCATGCCTTTATTCCTGTTCATATTCAGGCGGCTGGCAAGCTAACGACACGCGATGCAACGGTGCGGCCACTGCATGACACGACAGGCGGCACCACAAGCGCCAGCGCCAAGGATCTCACTACGTGGTATTCGGCAACTCGCTATTGGGTGCCGACTGACACGCTGAAGATCGGCATATCTTTTGGCTATCGCAAAGCATGGAAAACACATTTACAGAACGAAGGCGTTGACGTTGTTTTCAAATATCGCATAAACAAGGATAGAGTCTAATGGGCAGTAAAATAATCAACACAGGTGACCTCGCTGGCATACCTCTAACCTATTCGGCACTTGAAGCAGAGACAGCCCAAACAGGCGACGGCATTGGCGAGTTATCACGGCAGATTTTAGCAAACGTAACCACCAGTGGAGCAGGAGATCTAGCAGATAATGGCGCTGATGAGTTAGCCGCCCTAATATTTTCTTGCATAGAGACAGCTCTATTTATCAACTCGCAGGAGTATGATCTGGATGCGGCCTCAGCGGCACTATTAGCCGCCCAAGGATAGAACAATGGTTGAGGAGCGACTGCGCACAGCAGAGACATCTATTGAGGTTCTGAAGAATAAGACCAAGGTCTCAGAGCGTCGGATATCAGACCTCGAGCGCGTCCATGAGAAGACTATGGACAAGATCGATGCGCTTCAAGCCTCACTCAATCGTGGTGTTGGTATCTTGTTAGGTGCGGTGTTTACCGTTCCTATCTTGATCTCGGTATCAATAGAGCTATGGTTTAGGTAATGGATCAGTTTGCGGCTCAACTTGTAGACCTTGGAATGACAGGTCTCCTCATTGGCTATCTGGTCAGGCAGAACATCCAGACAGCAAAGATCAATAAAGAACTGCAGGATAAGTATGAGGCTTTGCTTGAGCGTACCACCAAAGCTCTGGCAGAGATCGGTCACAGGATATGATTGATGTTCTGATGTTCATTGTTGCGGCTGTGTTGGCTCTGGCTGGCTTTGTGCTAGGTCGGGAGACTACCAAGGCTAAGAAGGACTCAGCGGCGACTCAGCGCGAACTGGTGAGGACTGAGGAAGTTATTGAGGCAATAGAGGAAGATCTCAAGGGAGAGACTCCAGAGGAGGATATAGCTGGCAGATGGAGCAAGGTGTGAGTTGGGCCTTGCTATCTTTGGCTCTGGCTCCTGAGCTTCCTCAAAGGCCGTCACCTATTGATGGAGAGTGTCCTCAGCCTGTCGCATTGGTAGCAGGAGAGACAGCACCAGAGGATCTCATTGAACCGTCAGAATGGACTGTGAGCTGTGGCGCCGTAGCCTTGCCAACATCTTTGGCGGCTTATGGATTAGAGATGATTGAATATGGAATAGCTATGGATAACATTTACAGGATAGAGATCTCAGAGCCTGAGCCATTGGCCTGGTTGGAGCCTGTCCTCATTGGCGCGGCTGTTGGCCTTGCCGTTGGAGTCTACATTGGGAAATATTGACACATTGGTAGTTCATCACACAGCAACACCAGCCAGCTGGACAGTTGCAAAGATCAGAGATCTCCACCTTGACAGAGGCTGGAAGGACGTCGGCTATCACTATCTCATCAGACTGGATGAGGACAAGGAGGCTAGGATCTACATGGGACGACCACAAGACGGTGACAACTATCTATCTTCCTTGGAGTGGGGCGCCCATGTCTACGGACACAACGCCACATCTCTGGGCATCTCCACCATTGGTAACTGGAGCGGGAAGGCTATGAACCCAGCGATTGAGCGTGTCTTGATTCAGCATCTTGTCAAGCT